AGACAAAGATTTGCCCAAGCAAATTTTTCATTTGGATCATGTATAAATTTATTAATTATTTTATTAGCAAATTTTTTTTTAATAATTTCTGAATCAGCAATTTTTGTTTTATAAACTATGTCTGAAAATATTTGGTGGAATGTCATAGTTATTTCTTCTTTGCAGTTTTAGCTGCTCGCTTGAAGTTCGCGTTTGTGGGAGCACCTTTAGCTCCGGGCTTTCTCATCTTTTCACCAGAGCCAGCAGCGATGCGCTTTCTCTTGGCGTGGATGTTGGCGTATAATCCTCTTTTAGCTGGCATTATCTATACCCCTTCTTTCCGCCTTTACCTTTTGAGCCACATGAGCCCTTGCCTTTATGTGCCATTATCTCATCCCCTGTTTTTTTCTTTTCATTGCATCCATTAGCCTTTTCTGCACAGCAGGAGGCATTTTTTTCATATTCATTTTTAGTTGACCAGTAGGAAACGACCCTGTTCTGGCTTTAGGTGTTGTAGCTTTTTTAGCTTTAGGTTTTGGAAAAGATTGTGGCATCATTTTAGATGGTCTTTTCTTTTTTTTGTCTCCGTAGTGTCCGGGCATAATTAGCATTTCCATTTGCGAAGGGCAAGTGCTTTACGCGTAGGCTTGCCGTTTGGTTTTTTCATTGGACCTTTTACACCTGACATACGGGCGCAGAAAGATCTTTTGCGAGGACCACCCTCAGGCTGTGGAGCCTTGAGGTTTGATCCAGTTGCAGCATTGTATTTTTTTCTACCGGCTGCTGTCAGACCTCCGGTCCGACTCTTGTGTTTGCCTATCTTCAGGCTGACGTTTTTCTTGCTCATTGCAAAATCCAAATCTTGTAGCGCTTGCTTGCATCTTGTCTGATTGATGTGACATGCTGTTCCAGTGGCGTACAACGCCAGCGATGATAAATAAGTTAGTGATGATAATTAAAGTATGGTATAAGCGTCGCACTCTCCATCAACTTTAGTTAGTAAATAATCTATTAAGTATTCACGTGCATCAGGATTGAGATCGTTATCAGTAAGGACCTCAATTCTGTTTTCATTCCATTCTGCACATGTCATTTTCCAGTCGTAAGGACTAGAAGACGCCGGGAAGGAGTTGACCGGTAACGGCGTAAGCACCAATGCCAGCGACAACGCCGAGCATGGCAAGCCAGCCATTAAGTCTTTCTGCATTCTTCCAGTGGTTGTTGTTGTCCATGATTTCTATGGGTGGTTCGTAAGGGTAAATGTTTTCAGTTAGCTTTTCTAAAGCTTCGCGATAAGGATCCATTAAAATTTTACATCCGATCTATCTAATTTTTCTACAACATCTGCTCTGTATGCTTCATCAGATTCATAACGAGGGTCAGACATTGCTGCTACTAATTCAGCTTGTGATCTAAATACATCACGAGAATTAGAAGGTGCTTTACCTTGCAGCATTCTTCCTTCGTATCCATTAGCGTCATTGTATTGAGCTTGGAGTCCTTGGAAAGCGATGTTTATTGCTGCTGGGTTTCCTGAATCAACAACAGAATCAAAGGCATCAATCTGATTATCAGGAAGATTATCAGCAGCCCATTCAACTACTCTGTTGTAATTTGCTTCTCCGCCTGCTGCATTCTGTACACTATTAATTTGTGCTTCAGACATTTCAGCAGCCTGCGTAGGAGCTTGAGGATTATTTGCTTGTATTTCTAAGTAAGCATTCACTAAATCTTGACTGCTCATTTCAGAAAATCTAGCAATCGTTTCCTCTGATAGGGTGCCATCGTTGGCGTAGTACTCTGCTGACGCTTCGTTTATGAGTGAAACAGCAGGAGCATCTTCAGATAATTCCTCTTCATACTCATCTGCTTCTCCTTCGTCAACGTCACCATCTTCGTCTTGTTGTCCAAGTTTCTTTTGTAACTCTATATATGCAGACTCTAAATCTTCTGCGCTTTTATATTTTCCTGCAAGTAGCCCTTCTTGTTCGGCTACCATTTTTTCTCCTACTTGTAGAGAGTCCTGCTCCTCTGGAGTAAGGACCTCTGTGTCAGGAGTATTATCATATGAAAGTGTTTCTGACATTATTCTTCAGGTGGTTGTGCCATTTGATCCATGTTTTTTGGATCTGCCATAGGTGAGTTAGCGAACTGACCAGCTTGTTCAAGTAGTGTCTGGTTCTGTTTGTTCTGCATCATCTCTTCCTTCTGTGCAGATAGTTCATCTTCAGTCTTAACTAATCCAAGTACATCTATACCTTGTGCAGCAGCAAGACGTTTGATAGCTTCCAAAGGATTGATGTATTGCATCAAGCTCTCTGGTCCTAGTGTCTGTGCAATAGTTTGTACAAACATAGTGAGTGCTTCTCTATCTTGTCCACGTCCTAAAGCATTTATACCAGCAACAATTTTTGGTCTGACTATATCTTTAGGTAACTTAGGTATTTCATTACTTCTCTGTAAAACTAGAAGTGTTCTATTCAAATAAGGTAATAAGAACTGTGTAGTAATCAACGAGAATATTCCACCCAATGATTGCTCTAGTTCTAATTGTGTAAGTCGTACTTCTTCTGCTGTTACTCTCTCTGCTTGCCTTACATTCATAACAAGGAAAGCTTCTAGTAACCTTCGTTCAATACTCTGTGCCATGTTCGCAGCAGTTGAGAAGTCGGCTGTCTTACCAACCTGTACAACTTGTACATCTTCTGCCCTACCTTGTACGATGGCACCATTTCCAGCCTTTGCGATAGTGGCTGGTTTTGTGGTTGAGCTGGGACTGACCAGAAAAATTACCTTACTGGCAGCAGCAGCGCCCTCGACTAATGCTTGTGACAAACCTTCTAAAGATTTAAGATCGCCGAGGAACTCTTCTACCCTCCCACGTCCATACTGTTCTCCATCAACAGAATTAAAAGTCAGGACGAGCCATGGACTTGCATTCTTAGGAGCTGTACTACGTGTACCGGGAATAATCATATCTTCTACCTCTTGGTACCATTCCCATCTGCCGTTATTTAGTTTCACGCACGTGTAAACTTCGACATCATCAGGTTTTGGTCCTTTGGTTTCGTCGATACCAGTGTTCGGGGTCTTGACTGGAATGTCATAGCCGAGAACATCTCTACTTATCAATTCCTTTGTAACTATTTCTAGGACGTTACCATTTCCATCTCTATTGACGACGTACCTATTTAATGGATAGCTTTTTATACCATCTTTACCCATAAATAAAAGAGCATTACCACCAACAATTAAATGTTTAAGTGCTTGGTGTATAACAACTCTGTCATTTGATGCAGCGATGTAGTCCATGACCATACGCTCCATCTTGGAGAAAGATAGATCTAATTCTGCTCTCGCATCTGCTGGTATATCTTCACCTAACTTATCGTCTCTAACTTGTAACTTGAAAAAGCTAGTTTGGGGAGGAAGGGTTGCGAGCATAAGCTTTGCAGCTAAAGTCACAACACACTTACTTCCCACACTTTGCCAAGGAATATTTAGAACTTCATGTGTAGGTCTTGAAGAGTTATCGTCTTGAATTAAATAAGGTAACGTGAGTTTTGAACAATCAACGGCTTTGTCTAGGAATTGTTGTCGATCAGTTGCCAGTTGGTTGTATCTCTCACGGGCTAACATTAGTTAAGTCCCCCAGTTGTTTGGTCTGTACCTGTATTTACTTTTGGATTTAATTTAATCCTTAACGAACCTGTACCTTTTGAGTATTGGTTTTTATTTTTATTACCACGGTCATCTTTAGCTCTCTTTACCTGTGGGTTCACATCCTTGATGACTGGATCAGGAGGTGGTGCTGTTGGTGTAGGAGGTAAAGGTGGTGGTGGAGCTGGTGGTAATGGTGGTGGTGGTGCAGGGGTTGAACCCCCTCCGAATACGCACATTAGATTTCGTCCTCTTCTATTGATTTGATGTACTCAATGACGCTGGCTTGACCAGCTCTGTACATAATTGTGTTTATATCTTCTGTTGGGTGAACTGGTTTCCACCCGAAGTTCTGTTCTAACTTCTTTAATAACTCATCAAGTCTGTCGTTGTGCAGCTTAAGAGTATTGAGGGAGATTGACATTCGAGTGTTCAAAAAATGCAGGCATTCTAGCTGCCTTAGTCTGAGAAAATTCTGGTGCTTTGCCTTCGTACATAAGTCTGTCTGAAGCATCGAGCCAAAATTTTTTGTCCAAATATTTATCGGAACTTTGTTTTAAAGGTTGCATTACCCAGTTAATTGTTGCCTTACGTAGAAGGTCTAACGATT